CGAAAACGTAACCTGCCGCCCATCCGGAAAATGCTCAAACCGTTGCAAAAAATATGCCGGATTACTTGCATCTCTGGACGATGCGCTCACGCCCTCTTTGCCAACCGTAATAATCCCCTCAGCAACCCACCTGTCGATGCAATATGACCAAGAGCCACTATACTCTGACGCCGCACGCTGATTAACCGGATTGCCAAAATACCAGTTATCCAGCAAATTAGGATTGGTGATCTCGGATAGCCGGGTGTGGATCGTCGTCTCGTCGCTTCCAGTGACCTTGATATCCTCCCCGGTCAGTGTCACATCCGCACTGAGCGGTTTTTTGTTGATCGTGCGGGTTTGGGGCACGCTGTACGCGAATATGTCCTGCTCCTTACCCGTGGGATCATACACCGCTTTTATCATGTCGCCTGCGCCGTCGCCGTCCTTGCCTCTGGCAGCCACTAACTGCCAGTGTGCGCTGTTTGGCGGAGCGATCCCCGTGCAGGGTGCAATATTGACATAGCTAGATCCGCCGTGCTCAACCTTATTGCCCGGAACGTAATTTTTGATCGCACTATACGTTTCCCATAGCATCCTATCCCGCTCGGTCTGTGCCCTGGCTTCCTCTGCCGCTTTTCGCCCCTGTTCCGCCACTTCCCGCTCCTGCTCTGCCGCTACGCGGCTATTCTCTGCATGTACACGCTCCTGTTCCGCAATACTACGCGCCTGTTCGGCAGCAACACGTTTTTCCTCAGCCGTAGTGCGCAGCCCGTCTGCATTTGCTCGTTCTTGCTCCGCTTGCACACGGGTCTGTTCTGCCGCCGCACGTCCCTTCTCTGCGCTTACGCGCTCCTGCTCCGCCAGCTTGCGGGCTTGTTCGTCAGATTCCCATTGGACGGTGTCATCCTCCACCTGTCCCAGCATTTCAATCGCACCGTTCACGCTCGGAACAATGATCTCTCTTGCCAGCCGGTCGAAAACGTTCTTGTTCTCGTCCGGCGTACCCGTCAGCGTGTCAGGGGATGCAATCACACCCTTGCGCGCAATCTGCTCAGGCGTGATTTTAAGGTCACGAATCGCCATTCTATCCCTCCTATCGCTTCGCCTCTCCGGCCTCCACATATTTCAGCTCAATTTCATACACGCCAAACCCCTCGTTCACCGCGTCCGAAATCAGTATCACTTGTATCAGCTTCCACTTTTTCTTTTTCACTAGCGGCGGCACCACCGTATTCACGCTCGTGTTGAACGTAAACCGCGCAAGGTCGATGTCGTCAAACGTCAGCCGGTCCGCAAGAATCACCTTGTAGCGCTTGCCTGAGTCATTCTCCGTGCGAATCCAAACCTCCACCTTGCTGCGCGCATAACTCTTCACATGGATGGCGCTGCCCTTCTTCGGCATGGTCTTCAGCATGGAAAGGTCGCCCATCGCGTCCAACTTGGTCGCCCACTCGGCATGGATGGCCGCGCCATCGTCGTTGTACGCGCGCATCAGTGTCTCGTTGGTGCTGGTCACAAGGTCGTCGTTGAACTTGCACAGCCTGCCGTCTGCCGTGCCGAAATACAGCGTCTGCTCATCCGTCCGCAGCACCCGCGCCGGGATGTTCTCCCAATAATACCACTCATACCCGTTATCACTACGATCCTGGTTGCCGTCCGCCACATAGGCGTGTCCGTTCGGCAGCACAAGGATGTACCAGCCGCGCCATACCGCGCTCACCGCCTCCGCCCGCCCCAACTCCTTGGTCAGCCTGCGGTTGATTCGACGGCTCCGGCAGAACATCTGCCGCACCTGCATGTTGTTGTAGTAGGTGGTTGTCGGCGCATACACGCCGCGCGGGGAAAGGAACAGCGGATCATCGTTGAGGTTTGCCGCCGAGTATCGGGCAATCGCACCGTACCCCGGCACACCCTCCTTCAGCGGAAACGCCGCCACGTCGTTCATCAGCTTGCCCGCATGGTGCCAAATCGTGCCCTCCTGCCGGTTGTCCTTCTTGATGAGCAGCAGCTCGCCCTGTGCCTTCACATAACACATGATGGGGAAATCGCTCGACCCCACCACCGAATAGTTGCTGTCCGGAAAGTAGGTCGGGTCATTCAGGCCGGAAAACCACTCGGTCGCCGCGTGCGCGTCATTGCCGGATACAAACACGCGGTTGCCCGCGCCGTCCAGTCCATAAACAGCAAATATCGTGCAGCCGAGTATCTTGCTGCGCGCGTCCGTTGTCTTGGCAAATTTGATTTCCACATTGCTTGTTCCGGCGTTCTCCGGCGCTTTGGGTGCAGCCGCAAACGTCACCGTGCCTTTTTTGGCGTCAAAGCTCTCCACGGGGATTGCTTCTTTGGTAATAAAATAACTCGCTTCGGGCTTTGCGTCCGCATCCAGCTCGGTCACGTCCAGCTGAAAGGTCTTGCTGCTGCCGTCCGCTACAAAGCGATTGCGCCGCCATTTGCACAGCATATTTACTTTTTCATATGCTTCGCCGCCGCCCGTGGGTTTATGTCCAAAGCTTGTCAGCGGGCAGTATGCAGTGTCATCCGCTACCAGTTTTGCCGATTTGCCATCATACACCACCATTTCCGCGCCGGTCATAATATACAGCTTGCCGTTCATGTAAAATCCCTGGCTGTGGCCTCCGGTTTTCAGTCCGCCAAGCAGTTCCGTTTTGCCGCCTTCCACCAGCTGATATTGCGCATCTAGCTTCACCTGATAGAGCTTTGCCCCTGCGTGCACAACGAATACGCGCCCCGCCTGCGCGGCCGCCGCCGCCACCTCACCCTCATAGGGGAAAATGCCGCTCACCGCTTCGGTCTCACCAAACCGGCATACCGTGCGCCAGCCCCAGCGCCGTTCCGGCGCGCCACCCTCATCTGCAATGATGTTCACCGCCCGCGGGCTGCGGCTGTCGTCGATCTGGGTCTCATCGGTCGAGTAGTCCAACCCGCGAAACCGGCGGTAGTTCTTCGTCGCGCTCCGCGCCATGGTAAACGCCGGCGTCTTGATTTGTTTGGGCATATTACTCTGCCACCTCCGTCAGCGCAGGCGCCGCCTCTTCCAACGCCTGCACAAATTTGTTGTATTCCATCACCATTTCAGCTTTCTTGTCTGCCTCATCCGCCATAAAGCAGCTTACAAGTCCGTGCGGCAGGGCGCTCCGCGTAATGCGGTCATCCCAGTCAATTTCGGTCTCGTCTATCGCTGTCACTTCGGGGGCAATCTGCAAGCAGGGCTCCCCTCGTTGTGCGCGGATCATATTCTCGTATGGCAGCGCCTCCATCAGCAGGCGCTCCAAAAACAGCGGCGCATATTTGTCAAAATCCGCATCCGTCCCCTGCGAGGAAAACAGGATCGCCGCCGCCAAATCATAGATTTTTCTTATCGTCGCCATGTCGGCCTCCCATAAACAAAAGCAGAACGCGCCGCCCCTCGCATGCCGCACCACGGCCACGGGGAGCGACGCGCTCTTTGTATCAGGTGTTGTCGGTCGCGGAAACCACGTCCGAGGTAAATTTGCCGTCCGGCGCAAACGCCACGCACTTAATCGTCTGGTCCTTCTGGGTCGTAACCGTGCCGCCGGTCGCAACAATCGTGCGATTCTTCGAAAAACGCGGATCCGATCCGTCCAGCGTATAGTAAATGCTCTGCGCGCCCGCTGCTGTCACCGTCGCCGTGTGGGCACTGATCTTCACATCGCACGCCTGCTTCTTGCCGGTCTCCACCAACGTGTAAACACCCTTCGCGAGCGAACCGATGACAAATGCGTCAAACAGGTTGCGCGCCTCAATCAGCGTGCCGGAAATGCCCTGCGGCGTGGTGTTTACCTTAAGTTCGGTAATCTTGTCCGCCTGCACCAGCGCACTCTTGTGCGCACAGATAAACTGGCAGCCTGCCGGCATCAGATCCTCCGGTGTTTCGATCACGCGGAAGGTCTTGCATCGGCCCACCTCGCCCTTGCGCACCGCGTCCACCGCCAGCTTTTCCACCTCGGTAAACTGCTTGCTCTCCGCCAGCGCGGAAACCACCTTCGGGCTGCACCACACCACGCGGTTCTCCACCGGCACACGCTGGTTCACAAACGCTACGCGCGCCTTCTCCAGCTCAGCCAGCGCGGTCTGCTCGGTCACGGCCGCCGCCTCAGCTACTGCGCCAAGACTTGCGTACTTGTTCAGCGCGTACTTATCCTCAAACGGAATGACTACCTGCGCGTTCTGGTTCTTCACCCACTCGCCAGTCGCCGCGCCAATGCTGCGGCTGCGCGAGTTGCCCAAGTCAATCGTGCCGGTGTATGCCTTGTCCTGCTCCATCTTGTACAGGTGTACGTTGGGTACGATCTCGCTCGGGTCGCCGTAACGCGCCGTGCCCTCACGCTTGTAATCGTTGTACGGTACCGTGGTCGGTACATAGATCTTCACCGTGTCCACGCCGTCAAACTCCAAGCTGCCGTTGGTGTGCGGCTTCACGAATGAATCCGCCAGCCACTGCTTTTCCATCTTGCCTGCAAATTTATCCGAAAGATTAAACTGCATATCGAACCTTCCTTTCGATGTATCCTGTTATTTTCGTGTAAGGGCGGCTCCGCTGCCCTTACATCCCGCTGCTTTGGGACGCGTGTCCCAAACCGCCTCTGCCGTGCAGAGGCGAGGGGGTTATGGCCCAGGTCACGCTCTCTTGGCCTTCGGCCAATTCACCTTGTCGAATCCGGTTTCTCGGGAAACGGATTCGTATCTAAGGGGGACAGCGTCTCCCTTAGAAGGCAAACGCGCTCGCAAAGTCCGCCTCAAAACCGCTCTCTTCCGCCGCGCCGGATAAACTGCCCGCCGCCTGCTTTCGGTTCTGGTCGTTCTTTGCCGCAATCGCGTTTTGCGCTGCCGCCTGCTCGGCCTGATAGCGCCAGTGCGCCTCCATCGGGCTTGCGCCCTGCTGTACCAACTCCACTACGCGCGGCGGAATATCGCCCGGTCTGTGTACACCCGTTGCAATTTCATAGGCATCCCACGCCTGCACCTCGGCCTGCCTATGCGCCTCGGTCACAGCCTGCTGGGCGCGCTGCTGCACCGCGGTGATCTGCTGCTGCCGCGCCGCGCGCTCCTGCTGGGCGGCATGCCGTCGGGCTGCCACCCGACCCTCGGCAATCGCCTGCAAGGCGACGTCCGGCGTGTCGGGAAACTCCCCGCGGCACTTTTCCACCTCGGCCTGCAACTCCATTCGGTTTTGCTGGGCTTCCAGCCGCTCCATATACTGGGCGCGTGTCATGCCGCTTGCCTCCGCATATCGGTCCAGCATCCGCAGCTCCCGCTCGGCCTTCCGGTCGTAGTTCATGCCCTTCTCCAGCAGTTCCACAGGGTTCATGCCCAGCGCACCAGACAGCGCCGAAACGGCGTCACCGGGCAGCATGATCTGCCGGCCGTTATACGTCATCATCACCGGCGCGACCGGCTGCGCCTCGTCGTGATGGTCCTCTGGTTGCTGCTCTTCCTGTATCGCGCCTTCCGGCTGTTCGGCTCCCTGCTGGCTTTCCAGTTCGCCTCCCGCGCCCTCGCCTGTCTGCTGCTCTGCGGTCTGCTGGCTTTCCAGATCGCTCCCAAGCAGTGCGCTCTCAAAGTCGCTGTCGAAATTCGCGTCCATGTCCGCGCTGAGATCTGCGCCGCCGTCCTCGCCCTCCGCGAAAAACTGCAGCCCGACCCGTGCGCGAAGCTCGCCCCCGCTTGCGTAATTGCTGGCTTTCCAATTACTCATAACGCCTGTCCTTTCTATATCGCAACGGCTCGTCGCCGGTTGCTTCATTTTTTTGTCCTGCGCTGCGGCGGACGGTGCGCCACTCGTCTGCATTCCGGCGCCCCCATCCGCTGTATCCCTGCACACAACTGTGTGGCTTGGGCGGCTTATGGCATGTTATGACCGCCCGCCGCAGCGCAGGCATTTCCCCTTGTACGTTTTCCGGCACTCTGACGGACGGGCGATGCTGATGATCGCCCGCCGCCAACATGAAACAGGAGGTATCACTTCCGGACGGCTTTCACCGCCCGTCAGAGTGCCGGAGCATTTCCCGCGCCTTTCGGCGCGCATTGATCCGCGATTCTGTGAATCGCATCATAAAGTCGGGCTTTGCCTTACTTTGTGATTCCCCGACCCAGCCGCCTTGGGCGGCGCTGTTCGGGTTTCGGCGGACGTGTCCGCCGTATATAGGGGGCTTATGAAGCCCCTTATACGGGTGTGCGGGCACTCCCGCACCTGATCCACCCGCCGCATTGCGCTCTCGCAATGCACCGCGTCAAACATGGTTTTAACCTGCTGGTCGGTATACTCGTACCCGCTCGCCGCAAGGTTACCGAGCAGGCTCACCGCCTTGCATGCGCGGGTCACGCGCGGCTCCGCCAGGCGCACAAAGCGCTCGGCCTTGGTTTCGTCCGTCTTATTCATCCCATCACACCTCCCTGTAATCCGCTCATCTGCATTTCTGCTTCCTGTCGGCGGCGGATGGCATCCATCAGCCCGCCCTTATCGCGCACCATGCCGTCCGGCACCCGCTCCAAATATTCGGATGCATCCGGTATGATATTCGCCCGCATCATGTTGTCGAGCGTGGTGATCTGCAACGTCTGTGCCCAGTAGCTCGCCGCGCCCACGTTAATTTTCAGGTCAAGCGCCTCCACCGGCAGTTCGGAAAAGTCATATTCCGCCACGCCAATCCGCTCCTCGCTCTCTCCCAGCTCATTTGTCGCCTTGTCCGTGATTTTCACCTGCCGCAGCCCGTAATAGGCGTGCATCATGTCGATCAGCACGCGGGTATAGTCCTCAATAAACTGGTAATACGCCAGCCGCGTCAGGCTGAGCGGCGCGGCCGTCGCCTGCTGCACCGCCACAATGGCAGAGGTGTTATCCGGATTTTTGATATTGCCGAGCGCCGCATCATTCGCGCCAGCCACATTGCGGATGGTCTCCATCAAACTCTGGGTGATGCCGGTGGCGTCGGTCGGCAGCGGCATGGAGCCTGCAACGCCAGTCAGTGCCTGTGTCGGGTCGCCGCGCACGGCGATTGTGGTCGCGTTTGCGTCCCACCCATCCGGGAATTTTCCCTTGTCGTACACGAGCTTTGGCAGCGCATTGTTGTTCAACTGGATCGCCAGCGCCGTGTACTGTTTATTGATGGAAATCTGCGCGTTGATCAGCTCCACATTTTCCAGCACACCGTGGTAGCTGTTTTTCCGCGGGGACCAGCTCATATACGCAATCGGATACAGCGTCATGTCTGTCTGCACCGGCTTCTGCACCATCACCCGCCCACACGCCTTGCAAAAGTGTACGTTTCCGCCTTCCTTCCAAAAGCGTGTCAGCAGGGTGCCCAGCGCGTCCCCTTCGGTCTGCTCGCTGTCGCCCTTGTACAAGCCCTCGTTTTCGCCCTGGATTTCCTCCCACTCCGCACAGCCCGCCTGTTTCGCCATGCGGCGGATCTCGCCCACCGGCAGCCGCTGCACCACAATAATGTATGGCTGTGCCTGCACCCTGCGGCTCGCGGGATTGCCGAACAATACATTGGTGTTCATCAGCATCTCGGCCTGTATTTCACCCTGTACGCCGGGCAGGCCAGTGTGTTTGTCCGCGTCAAACCAATAATACAGCGCCACATCGCCATCTATGTAAGCGTCCCTGAGCAGCTCGCGGTGCATATCCTTGATCTTCTGCCGTTCCACCACCCGCTCGATGGACTGCTCCAGCACCAGTGCCGCCTCTTCAGCAGCCTCATCCGGCAAAAACGGTTCAATCTCCTGCGCCACATCGTCGCTCACAATCTGTGCCACCTTGTAGTTGGTGATTTGGCGGATGATATTCAGCGTAAGCGGGCGTACCTGTTTGGTCTTTACGCCCTCCCACTGGCGGCCCTCGTAAAAACGCTCACAAATCTCCACGTCATCGTAGAGGTTCAGCCCTTGATTGTAGCTGACGCCCTTCTGATACTCCGTCTGGATGCGTTCCGCCGTCATCTCTTGCTTGTCCATCAGTTTATTTCCTCCTGCCCCTCATCCGTGCCGTTATAGCTCAGGATATTGCGCAGCTCCCGCGCGTCCACGCCGCGGCTCCGTTCGTGGTGCAGCTCCTGCCGCAGCTGCATCACGGTGTCCTCGCTCTGCTGCAGCGCTTCGCTCAGGCGGTCACACCGCCGAAGAGCCTCGGCGAATTCCTTTTCGTTCTCCTTGGCAATGCGTTCAAACCCTTCCGCCACATGCTCCCACCGTGTCACACGATCCTGTTCCTCCAGCAGCTCCGCATTTTTGGCAATCAGCGCATTTTGTAGCTGTGTAGCCCGCCGCAGGGATAACGCCGCAAGCGCCATCGCTGCAGCGCCCAGCAAAATCATTGCAATTTCCATGCTTCGCATCCTTCCTCCGCGCTCCGCGCGGCATAAAATCTCATCCAAACCCGCGACATGTGCGTGGGTTTGGATACCCCGACTCAGCCGCCTTGGGCGGCGTACCCCAGGGCATCTTCTCTTGCCCCTGCGGGGCAATTCACCTTATCCTTCGGGTATCGAAAGTCGGTTTCTCCGGAACCGGCTTTCGTATATAGGGGACTTTGGAAGTCCCCTATACCTCCGTTAATACCCAAATACATCACCGATCTCCTCCTCATATGTCCTGTAATCACTGTTCCACTTGCCCGGTACGCTCGCTGGCAGCGGGCAGCCGTCGCAGAAATAGCGGATCGCGTCCGGCGCGTGCGTCACCTCATGCGGCTCGGTCGCGCAGTCATTCGGGTGTTTCTCATCGTGCTGCAAGGCAGGCAGCGTGCGGATCAGGTTAACGCAGGTGTCAAACATCCGCAGTTTCGGCTGTTTCTTGCCGAACTCGTCCGGTTTGGCATCCAGCCGCCGCTTGAGCTCATACCAACCCGCCACACGGCCGTTGCTCACCTGATCCAGATATACGCCTTCCTCAGCAAAGATGTCTGCCACGCTTCTTCCGGTCTCCTGCCGCCGGTTCCAAAGGTCCTTGGGGGCAAACCACGCGGTAATGTAGTCCTCGCCGTTGCGCTCCCGCAACAGCTTCGCCGCCTGTGGGATGATAAGATTCGGCTCATATACCTCGCGGTATACCACTGCACTGTCTGTCTCATCCACCGCGATCCAGTATGCCGCCAGCATATCAAGGCCGTAGTCTATCGCCACATACCGCCGCCAGTAGTCCGGTATTTCAAACGGTCGCACCACATGCGTTTCGCGTTTGAACTCCGTAAAATACTGGCCGACGTAGTAGTCCCAGTTGCCCTCACGCAGTGCCTTGTACACCTCTTCGGGCAGGTTTTTCATGCGCTCCTCGTATTCGGGGTCGGATTCCATCAAAAAGGGATTGTCCTCCAGCTTTGCCGGAATAAACAGCCGGCTGCCACCCTCGCACTCGTGCACCTCCATCGGTGCACCGATGTCAATAAACCGGCTTTTCGCGTTCGCGTGACCCACACTGCCCGGGTTGGCGCTGCTCTTAACATGCTTGGGAAAATCGTTCACACCGCGCACGCGCGATATCATGTAGCGGTACTGCGTCTCGGTAAAATGCGTCATCTCATCAAAGCGGATCACATCATACTCGGCGGACTGGTACTGCGTCACATCCCCCTCGGTCGCAATATATCCCATTTCAATAGTAGATCGTCCAATCGTCCAAATGTGTTTGCTCTGGTTGTACCTTGCCACCTCGCGCGGATACAGCTGCAAGGTCTGCGGCACCATGGAGCGCTCCAGCTCCTTGTATGTGCGGCGTAAAATCAGCTGCTTGCTGCCCTGATACTGTAACGCATACAGCAGCGCGTCCAGCGCCTGCACAAAGGTCTTGCCGCCGCCCGCTGCACCGCCGTACAGCACTTCAAACGCATCTGTCTCAATAAACAGCTTCTGCTTGGGCGTCAGCCGAAAGTCAAGGTTCATCCTGCCCCTCCTTTGCGGGGTCTACCAGCGTTAATCTTACCTGCACTTCAGGTGCCGCGTCCGGCGCGTCCATCATCTGCCGCTCAAGGCTCTGCTGCTGCGCCGCCACATCCTTCATCGTGCCGGCCAGCTCCCGCAGCGAGCTGCCCGTGTAGTGATCCACAATCTCGCGCAGCCGGTCTACCTCTTTCGCTTCCAGCGCGATCACGCCGTCTGCCGCCGCCCGCCGCAGCGTTTTCAGCCCCTCGTCAATCTGCCGGCACTCCGCACCGGCCGCCGCCACCTTGCGGTCAAGGGCGCCGAGCGCCTTGTCCACAATGCGTCCGCACTTGCGGATGGAAGCGCGGCGCGCTTCCCGCCTTGCTGCTGCCGCGTCCTCGTCCGCGTCCCATTGGGTATGCACCCAGTCCGCAAGGGTGGATTTTGGTATGTTCATCCGGCACGCCGCGTTGGTAATGGATACGCCCGACGCCACCAGCGCCAGCGCCTCCTCCTTGGTCTTAGGGTCATATTTGCTGCCCTGCTGCCGCATCTGCCGCACTTCCCTCCGTTTGGTCTTTTTCTTTGCTTCCCAGTATAATCGGAATAATCGGAAAAAACGGAAAACTTTCACGGGCACATAAAAAAGCGCCCGGGCGGCCGTCAGGCGCGCCCAAGCGCTTGGGATTTTCACCCCTCGTTTTTTGCAATATGCTCCCGCTCGTAAGCCCGCAGCAGCCTGTCCAGCGTCGGGCGGGAGATGCCCTGCTCCCGCGCGATCTGCACCTTGCTCTTGTGGCGCGTCACGCAATCGTGGTACACTGCCGCCATGTCCGGCAGCTCCGTCGGGCGGCGTCCTTTGTATTTGCCCGCGCGCTTAGCAATCGCAATGCCCTCGCGCTGGCGTTCCAACAAGTTGGTGCGCTCAAATTCGTTGATCGCCGCAATCACCGTCAGCATCAGCTTGCCGGTCGGTGTGTTGGTGTCCAGATTCTCGTGGTTGCTCACCAAACAGATGCCGCGCCGCTGCAGCTCCTCAGTCAGCGTCAGCAGGTCAGAGGTGTTGCGGCTGATCCGGCTGAAATCGTGGATATAGATCGTGTCTCCCTCGCGGGCATACTCCAGCATTTTCTGCAGCTCCGGCCGGTCCATGTTTTTCCCGCTCACCTTCTCCATAAACCACCGGTCGATGTCATATTTTTTCAGTGCCTCCACCTGCCGCGCCTCGTTCTGCTCTATCGTGCTCACACGCACATACGCAATTTTCGCTCCCGCTGCCATTTGTCCACACTCCTGTTCATAATTTGTAAAAGTCAAGTCCTTAACTTAGCTTTACGCCTGTAAAATAAACGCAAAACCAATTCTTTTTTTACGTTTTTCCCCGCGTCCCTCCCCTGTATCATTTGTATGTACCCTATTTTTACGCCGCATGGCGCAGCAAAGCCGGGCATCCCCGCCCGGTCTGTCTCACACGCCGTCCCGCAGCACCTTGCTCACCAGCTTCCGCGGCCCACTCTCATCCGCGTACCCCATGCGGATCGCAACGTCCGCCCAGGTCAGGCAGTCCATATACCGCAACCGCAGCGCGCGCCGCGTCATGCTGTCGCGGATGGACGCGATCCACTGCTGCACCTCCGCGCTCTCGTCCTCGCGCTGGGCGGCAAGCACCTGCACCCGTGTTCGCGCCTCCTCCAGATAGGCCGCGCCGAACAGGCATCCCACGCCGTATGTCTCTTCCATGCGCTGCGCATGCCGCGTTTCGCGGGCAAGCCGCTCCTGTTCCTCCTGCAGCTCCTGCAAAAGGCTATCATACTGTTCCAGTCTCTCCCGCGTCACAGTTCGTCGTCCTCCTCGTCGCCGCGTACCTGTTTCCCGCCGCTCTCGGCGTCCCTCCTGTCAGAAATATTATGTAAACTTATCTTTGCTTGTCGGTTTACATTGTCCGAACCTGTCTATGCCCTGTGTGTCGGAATTGTTAGACCCCGTACAAGCCACAAAAAGGGTCTCATTTCACCCTTTTTCATCCTGTCAGGGAATCTATTAAATCACATCAAAACACAGGGCGTGTACCTGTGTTTTGATTCCTCTACTCAGCGCCCTTGGGGCGCGTCCGGGGGTATCGAAACGCGGTTTCTTCAGGAACCGTGTTTCGTATATAGGGGGTATTGGATACCCCCTATACGTCTCCTGCGCCGCAGCCGCTCCCACGGGTCGGGCGCAGCCTTTTTGCGTTGCTGCTGCCAATAGCGGTCAAACGCCACGCGGTCATAGATGCGCCCCACCAGATATCGGTAATGGCCAAACTCATTTGCCACCTGCTCGTCTTCGATCACCACCACGCCGGGCGGTATCTCGCCCGCTGCCTCCTCGGGCAGCCGCAGCCGGATCGGCTCGTTCGGCGGTCGCAGGTTGCGGCTGGTGGAGTAGCGCCGCGCGCCCTTCGCCACCGGCTGCTGCAAAAAATACTGCGCCGTGTCGCGGAAAAACTCCTCGTTCTGCCGCAGCGGCCGCACGTCCACCGTGCCGTGGGGCCAGCACCGCGCAATTTCATCACGGATTTTGATGTACATCGCCGGACCTATCGCCCCGTGCATAATCAGGTGGTGGTGCACGCGCACCTCGGTGTCTGCGTCCGGCAGCGCGTGGTCGGTCGTCACCGCCACATAGCCGTGCTCGACGCCCAGCTTTGCCAGTGCGCGCTTTATCTTGCGGTGGAAGGCTTCCAGGCATCGCCCTTCATTCTCCGGTGCCTCGGCATAGGTCAGGCACACAAACAGATCGCGCATCTCCAAAAAATTCGCGCAGATAATCTGCATCAACCGCCACAGCGCCGCGCGGTCATTTATTTTTTTCTTGTATTCTTCGGTCTGCTTCTGCCGCTTCTGCCGCTGTCTGGGCGACAACCCCGGCAGGCACCCGCCCGTAAACAGCGATAGCTGATACAGGTTGCCGTTCGCTTCTTCTTTTTGGTTAACCATAAGCCCTCATTTTCCGTATTGACATTATACATACATTTGATATACTGTAATTAGAAAGGAGTGGATATTATGTCCGCAAAACCGTATTCCTTCCGCTTAGAGCCCGATCTCAAACAGCAGGCCGATCAATTATTTGCTGCACTCGGGCTCAGCACAAATGCCGCTGTAAATATGTTTCTGCGCCAAGCTGTGGCTGAACAGGCATTTCCGTTTAAGCCCGCCCTAACGCCTAACGCAGAAACCCGTCAGGCCATGCTGGAAACCCTTTCCGGGCAAAACCTCTCCGGTCCTTATTCCTCCGCTGCGTCCATGTTTGCCGCACTTGATGTGGAGGACGACGAACCGTGAGAGAGCTTTATCTGCACACTTCCTTTAAGCGTGATTATAAGCGCATCAAAAAGCGGCACTATCCGCTGAATGAATTAGAAACCGTCATCGAACTGCTCCGGCAGGATGAACCGCTCCCCGCACAATATCGGGATCACGCGCTTACCGGCGATTATGCCGGCTTACGCGAATGTCATATCCGTCCCGATTGGCTCCTCATCTATCGGCTGCATGACAATCAGCTAATCCTTGCGCTCACCCGCACTGGTACGCATGCCGATCTGTTTGATTTATAGTTGCGCCAAAAGCCGCCTCACATGGCGGCTTTTTCTGCGTCCAACATTCCTTGTTTTTTCAGTATCTTATAGGTGTTCCGGCAGTCCGCAAGCACGGTCTGCCAATAGTCGTTTGCTGTGCCGGCAAAGCCGAAGCGGCTCACCGCCAAATCTACGCCGTCCATCATATGCGCCACCATCAGCCCGCTGTCCAGCATCGCGCCCAGCTTGTCCCTCTGCTCGTTTGTCAGCCGCTTTTGCGTCTTGCGCTCGTAGTAGTCAGCCGCCAGCCCCAGCAGCTCCTTGTCTGCCATCGCTTAACCCCTCTCCGCTCTCTTCCAAAATCCTATCCAGCGTCTTGCGGATTCCTCGATGCCGGGCAACCTTAAAATCCGTCTCCAGACCATACAGATATAAAATCTGCTCGGTCAGGTTGCTCACGTCCGCCAGCTCCGCCGCCAGATGCTCGAGCCGTTCCTGCAGGTCGGTGTCTTTGCCGCAGTCCTCATGGAAGGTCTGCTTCATCTGTACCGCGCTGGCCGCGCTCACCGCCTCGCCTAGCTCCTCCATCAGCTTGCACACCTGCACCTCCGCGCCGTAATAGTCCGCAATGCGCATCAGTTTTGCCGCCCTCTTCGCGTTCATACCTTCCACCCTCCTATCACCTGATTGATTGCCCCGCCGAGCTTTCCCGCTATCTCTGCGTCCTGCTGCACCAGATCCTCCAATGCCCCGCGCAGGCGGGAAAACGTGCTCTGTAATTCGCCGAACAAAAAATTCACCTTGTGTGCCGCTGGTTTTTTCGCCCGCTGCAGCTTGTCCGCCATTTCCGTGGCACGCGCCTCCGCCGCCCGCACAGCCTCGGCCTGCTCGGCGGCGATCTCTTTGCGCAGCGCGTCCCGTTCTTCTTCGGTCAGCTCACGCGGCTGATCTGCCTGCTCGGCCAGTTTGTCAAGCTGCCGCTGCAATTCCGCAGCGGTCTGCGCGTTTGCTTTGGCAGCCTTGGCCTGCTCGGCGGCTTTCTGCGTTTCGGCTTTCAGCTTGTTTTTCACATCAGCCAGCTCGTCGTGCGCGTGGCGCGCCTCCTGCCCCTGCTGTTCCGCCCGCGCCCGCGCTTCATCGGCCGCAGCCTTCGCCTCGTCCCGTTCCTTCACCAGCGCCTGTATCTCTCGGCTGCTCATCCCTGCAAGATCATGCTCCTCGGCAAGCGCTTCGCGCTCCTCCTCCGGCATACCCAGCAGCGGCAGCAGCTGCGCATAACCCAGCTTGCCGAAAAAGTCCTGCGCCGTCTTGCCGGATAGCCCCACCTGCCCGTCTCCAAACTCACGCGCAATGCGCATGTAGTTCTGTGCCGTGCTCGGCTTATAGCCCAGCTCCGTGTCCAGATAGTGCAGCCACTCGCCCTGCGGCACCAGCTGCTTAGCCTCCTCCAGCCGCCGGCCGATCTGTACTACGCCGTCCATAAACATCCGCGCCACATTGTCGCGGATGGTATGGATCTCTGCCGTCACGATCTCGATCGACCGCACGGCCACTACCTCCTGTCCCATTTATGCCACACTCCTTGTCGTTTTTCCATCCGTCCGCACCGTCTGCAGGTGCGCCAGATATTCCTCCATAAACCGCGCCGCCGCAGGCTCGCGCGTTCGGTTGCCTTTCGCATAGCACTGCTTGCATGTCAGCGTGATCGGATCGATCTCCACCGTGTGCCAGCTCCTGCAGGGGGCGTCGCAGCGCCGCAGCAGCAGGATGATCGTCTTGCCCTCGGCATGGCGCTTTGCATATCCCGCCACGCAGTTATCCATTTGCTCGCCCTCGCGGGTCAGCTCATCTGCGCTGTCCACTGGGCGGATCAGCATCCCGTCATGCCGCCAACACATCCAGTGCAGCAGCCGCCGCCGCAGGCGGAACTGTCCGTTAAACGGCGCGGTTTGCAGCTTACGCTCGCGCGCACTCAGCCGCGCGTGTGCCTCGTGCAGGTCATGCGGCAGCAGGTTGCCGCCGTTTATCTGCATGCGGTCTATCTGCCGGTGGTAGTCTGTAAGCTCCTGTATCACTGTGTCCACCGGCCGCCCACACCGCCGGCTCTGCCGCTCAAGGTATCGCCGCAAGCATTCTCCAGATACACGGCATCTTGCGCAGATGCCGCCGAACGCCTCACGGTTGCTGCCCAGCTCATACAAAAACGCCATCCACCCTGCATCTGCCGGCACAAGGCCGTCCGCTTTCAGCTGCAGGTAGTCATAAGCAAGATCCAGGGAATATGCGGGATGCTCCCGCAGCGCCCTGATCTCCTGCCGGTTCATATTTTTCACCAGTTTGTCCGGCCGTGCCGCCCGCAGATTAAACAGCCGCGCAAACGCCGCTTTTCTACCCATCTCGCGTTCGCGGAAAAAGCGCCCCAGCCCCATCTTCCAAATGTATTCGCATTGCGGGTGCTTCGCGTACAGCCCAAGGTATTCAATCGGGTCGCGCAGCGTATCAAACGCCTCCTGCGCCTGCGCGTATTCCAGGCAGCTCCCCGCGATCTCGTCCCGGCTGACGCCTGCAAAAAAGTCATCCAGCGTCTGTCCGTATCTCAGGTGCCAACGCTTCAGCCCAATGCTCTTCACCGGCTCCCATGGATGCGCACCGCATATCCAGTCGCATCCGCGCGTCCACTTACGCGCTCCGCCGTCGTAAAACACCATGCGGCAATATTCGAATATATCGTACTTATCTCCCATAAATGCGCGGTTCATCGCTACCTTGAAGGATCGAAACCACACCTCCCGCCCCTCGCCCCGCTGAAACAGGTGAAAGGCAAACCGAATATCCTCCAATTTGCGCCGGTCATTCCATCGGCAAGGCATCACCGGTGCGCCGCACCGCGGGCATCTGTCATAGCTGCTTGCCGGCCGTTTGCGGTCTCTTTTCTCAAAAAAGCGCTGCCCACAGTCCGTACAAAACATCTCGTACCCGTCTCCCGCCGGGCCGAGGATCCAGTCCAGATCGTCCCCGCCACTGCAACGAAAAAACAAAAACTCCGTGTGGTCTATGGTATCGCAGATTTTACTGCACACCTCGCTGTATTCCAGTGCAGGGCAGTCATTTACCTCTCGCATCGTCCTTACCTCACAGCAGGTCGAGCAGATCGACCGGGCCGTCCGTTTCCGGCGGCTCTGCGTGTTCCGTCTCGCCCAAGCGCTTGGAATTCTGCGCAAACACATCCATTGGCACATGGTAAAACCCGCATATCACCTGTATCACCGGATTTTCTCGGTCAAACCGGTTGCACATGCAGCCCCAAAAGCCACCCTGCTGGTGCTTTTTCGCATAGTCGCGCAGCGCGTTAAAACTTTTTGCAAGGCTCATGCTTTCGTTTTCAATATCCGCTGCAATGATCTCCGCGGCCTGCTCGCTCTCCTCCGCAATCATCAGCACTACCTCGCCAATCTCCCGCGCGCCGTTCCCCGGCTGCTCCTCCTCCACTGCTTTCCGCAGCTTGTCCAAATTGCTCATATCTCCTGCTCCTTTGTTCCATGTCGACGTTACGCGGATGCCCACTTCGCCCGGTATCGTTCTATCAGCCCGCGCACGGCCTGCGCCGTCCGCCCAACCGCTGCGCTTATTTCAAACGATGTCTTGCCCGCATCCCGCAGCCGGTGCACGGTGTCTATTTCCTCCTGCGTCCAGCCGCGCACGGTCTGCCGCACCCGCACACTCTGGCCGCGCGTCACCTTGTTCACCGTGGATACGCTGCGCCCGGTCTCCCGTGCAATCTCTATTGCCGTCCTGCCGTCCCGCGCCAGTTGTAAAATGCGCGCACGCTCTTCCTCCGTCAGGTGGGCGCGCCGTTTGGGCAGTGCCTCGGTCACAAGGCCGCGTCCCGCGTCTGGCAGGCCGATCTCGCTTGCCATCCCCCGCGCATCCCGGCGCGGCGTCAGCACGGCCTCGCGGTATGTGTAGTGCTCGCCCATCATGTTGATTCCGCTGGTCTCTACCACGTCAAACCGCCCCTTCGGGTGCCGCCACACCACTTCTTGCGTTTTCATCCTCCTGCCGCCTCCGTTCATTTTCTATCATGCGCTCCACGCGCTGCACCTCAGGCCAAACCTCATCCAGCTTGTCCAGCGGGCGGCACACCGGCCAGCCCACACCTGCCTCGCCCATCGTGCCGATGATGTCGTATTCGGTCTCACCAAACAGCGTCCGCCGCACCTGCACCCGCACGCGGTCTATGCGCACGCGCGGCAGGTCGCTCACCTGACAGTAAGGGCGGATCTCCATCCCGCGAAAGGTTTTCACCTGTGCCGCCGCCTTTCCATCAGCCGCGCGAGCAGCAGCGCCTCCAGCACCGGCTTGTCCGCCCCGCCGGTAATCTGTCTCGCCGCCGGCGAAATGCGCGGCGCCGTGTGGGCTGCCGCCTGTACATAGTGCATGCGGATCCGCCGCTGCCGCTCCCGCTGCACCTTGCTCTCCCGCCTCATATTTCGCGGATCTGGCGGAACATGTCTGCCCGCCATGCGCTGCGGCGGGCGGCTTCCCGCTCCCGCATTTCGCACCGGCGCAGCCACCGCAGCTCGCGGATGCACACCGCAAGCCCCAGCGCGCAGCCCGTAAGCACAAGCGCCGCCGTGCTCCACGGGCAAAGCCCCGCCGCCCAAATGGCGATCACCAGCGCACCCAGCGTTCCAAACCAGCCAAGCCCAAAGCTACAAACTTTCTTCATGGTTCTGCTCCCTTCGTCTTATTTCCGCACGCAGCATAATGTCATACGCCACCTTCCACATGCGTTCCTCTCTCCGCTTCAGCTCCTCCGGCGTAGCGTCCCGATACGCATCGTCGCACACATCCACCGTCCCGTGCGGGTAATGATATGTTGCTACCACAGCCATCCTGTTCCGCCTCCTTCGCCGCATCCTATGCGCTTACCGGCTTGTCTCTTGCCTGTCCGCGCCCTCTCTGCGCTCCTTTGCCTTCTGCAGTTCAATCCGCGCCGCAATCACAAGACTCTCCGGCGCGTCCGGCTCCGCCATAATCTGCTCCGCCGTCAGTCCTAAGTAATAGCTGTATGGTTTCATGTAAATCGTCCTTTCTTGTCTTTCCATTCCCCTCCTGCTACAATAAGTCCGAAAGGGTGTGTTTATATGTCTGAAACTATTTTAATTGCTCTAATTACCTTTGCCGCCGGTGCTGTTGGGGCTATCTGCGGTGTAATAGGCGCTGCCAAATCGGCTCGCATAACGCAAACTTCTCAAATGCATCGTGCCGTTGTGCAGCAGTTTATGCAGGCGCGTGTCTCCGCTTTTTCTGCCTTGCTGGATGAGTGGAGCCGTTTTGTGTGCTCCGATTATGACCTTTCAAACGTGCAGCGTCTTATATCGGCAATCGAAAAAGCCTCTATGCTTACAACGCCCGGAACAACCGCACTCTTAATGAACTTTCGCAAGCAGTTGTTTGAATATGCGCTGTCATCGCCGCGCACATCTGCACAAGCCGAAACGCTTTCCGATGCGGCTATGGATTTGCGCGTAGCGCTGCAAAGTGATTTGTTGCGGTATTATGAACCCGATATCGCTAAACTTCCGGAATCTGCAAAATTACCCAACGTAGTAGGGCGGCCCATAGCAGAAAAAACGGAGTTGCAGCGCAAAATACGCAAAAATAAATAATTATCTTGTCTCTCGCATTGCGCCAAAATGCCGCTCGTCTTTCCCTGTGATATTCTTTTGCAAACTGGTTCCAACGCCTGATGTAGGCCTCGTAATCAAAAGAGAGAAGTGCAAGCATCTCTCTTTCGCCCTGTTTGTTATGCATCTCACCCCGCCCTCCCCTGCTCGTCCTCGCGGGCGAACAGTTCTCGCCACGGTACGTCTGGGAAAATGTCCAGTATGCGTTCCACTTCCGTAAGCGTAAGGTCTGCCCGTCCCTTGCGCTTGTTGCGCATCGTGCTTTCGCTGATGTGCAGCTCCCGCGCCAAATCGCGGTTGGTAATCTTGCGTTTGAACATTTCAAGCTCTAAATTGGGATACATGTATGCGCTCCTTTCTTGTTTTTATATTCCCTTCCTGCTACAATGGAAATAGGAAAGGGGGTGTCTTTGTGTATCTCATCAATAAATCTGTAATCATTACAGAAAATCTAAAACAAAATCTTGCCATAACAGATCAGGCGGTCGTTGACATACAAGCCGAATATAACGGTGATATCCACCTTTGGAATGGTTCTCGTGTCATTCTCCGCCATGATCTGCACGGCACTGTCAATGCGTCTGGTAATTCCGTTGTGGAGTATTACGCCACCATTCACAACGGGCTTTTTACCTCTGGTGATTCCGGTGTGCAGTATGCGCGCCCTATGGGTCCCTCATCCTATGTGATAGGCTGCACTGTTGAAACCGCAAAGAAAAACGCTGAAACACACCGCAAGCTGCAAAGCGGGGAAATTACTCCGCCGCTTCATCCAGCATGCAAAACTGAATAACAAAACCAAAAAGCTTGCCGTTATCCATTAGCGGCTGCATCTGGTGCATAAATGTGTCGGGCATATTTTTCGTTTCTACGGAGATATGCCCCATTTCTTTGTCTGTGCCGTCGATGATTAGTTTCATTGCTTTTTCTCCTTTCATTGGCTCGTTTTCCAAAACATGATAAAATAGTCCTGCACCCTGCGCTGCGGCCTCCCGGAAAGGAGGTCATATGGCATTTCATCCCTTGCCTGTCTTCCCCCTGCCGGCTTCTGTGATGCAGTTGGAAGAATTGATAACGCAATCCCATAAATCACTCGGCTGTTATATGGGGCTAAAATTCCAAATCGAAAATGCGCCAAACATTTCCGGTTTCGAAAATTATCTGCTTGGCCGTCTGAATGATAAATTTGCAAACTGA